CCTCTCGGGCAGTAGGACTAAAGTCCAGACTCTGTTTAATTGAATGTTAACCATACTATGCTTTAGAGATGTTTCTTTCGGATTTCCCCTATTCGAAGACAGCTCTTTTAAGAGCATGGCTTAGGCATTCTTTTCAACGGTTTCAAACTAATAGCGGTTCCCTAGCCTATAGGGACCTCGGCGGTGGACCTGAGTTGATCCATCGCTTAAATACCTGACTTGCTACAAAAATTTTGCAGCAGCCACAGCGCGGAGACGTGTTGTCTCCAAAGTGGTACGGTCAAGTACGTTCGGTCGAAGAGGTCGTTTTCTCACTCGAGGAATCTGACTCTCTTGGCCGGGCCAGGCAAACACTATTTGTCCGGAAGCTGGACGAAGCATTTCGTCTCCACTTCCGGTTGTTTCAATACCGAGGCTTCTGTCTTGTTCTTAACTCCCAATTCCTATATAAGGAGGTTGAGAAGATAAGTTTCGGTAGTTCATTGACATCCAAGGAGAGGAAAAAGGTCCTTTCCGATTGTCGAGATCTGAGCACTCTCAGTAGTGTCAGATTGAGCCTGCTCCTCCAGAAACTGGAGAAGAGGGCCAATTTGACTAATCTGATCGGTGCTGATATCGATGGATGTCGATTTCACTACATCAAGGATCCAAGTCGTTTTCGACATTGTTTGGGTCTTGCCGATGCAATTGATCTAGCTATGACGAATATGGGCGTAGCAGTTAAGTTTCCCGGTCGTGTCCGAAGGACGGTTGATTCCAATACCCCATGGGGGAGGAGGATGTACTCGAAAAACGGACTAAAGCGGTTTCAATATTCTATGAGACGTCTTACGGCGAAACATAGGAAATTTCACTTACTGCTACACTATCTTCGTGTGATCCCTCAGAAAGAAAATGAGAAGGATTACATTAAGCTGATCAAGACTACTCTTGCTAAGAAATTCTCGGAGCAAATGGAGCAGGACCTGCCGGTGGGCGAGGTCTTTCCACTGTTTCCGGATTATACTCAAGCAAAACTGGATTCTGTTTTCTCCCATAATAAGGAGAGAAGAGCCCAATTTTATTTTAATCTTCTCCAAGCTAAGGCGCTTTGTGCGCCTGTTGGCAAGGACATGATCAAAGATGAGTACTCTAAGCATAAGAAGTCACTTTGCAGACCACCCGAGGAGGTTCCAGTCATTCCTGACCACCACCTCCAGGGATTGCGTGAATATGGGAAGAAAGTAGGAAAGAGAGTTAACCAACTCTATGATCCTTTTAAGTCAACCCTTCCAAATGGAAGGGCCTGTGTTGAGAAAGGTCGCCACCTTGGTGGAAATCTCTCCCAACTAAAGGAGACTAAGAATTGTCAACTTTTCAACAATCATCCCATTACCCAAATGGATGGGGGTGTCCGTCTAGAACCATATGTGATTGGCCTTTTTGGTCAACCTGGTTCGGGAAAGACAACCCTTGTCCAAACCCTTGTTCGGCTCCTAGGTAAAACATTTTATCCAGGATTGGAAGATGATATGGAAAAGCTGCGCTACTCCAGGTCATGTTCCACCGACCACTGGGATGGGTATACCGGTCAGCCAATTGTAGTATTGGATGATTTCGGTCAAAATCACGCGTCAAGGCAAGACATTGTCGAATTTGAGAACATTGTTTCGATCAATGATTACGTCCTCCCTATGGCGGAATTGAGTGATAAGGGTCAGAAATTCGTTTCTCCCTTTATCATACTCACTTCCAATTGCCAGTATGGGTCCAATCTGCAAGCGAACAACTCCACACATGTGGAGGAGCCGTGGGCAGTTTGGAGGCGTATCACCCTTCCTTTGAATGTCCATTACGGACAGATAAGGAGGATTTCATACCGACCGACTCAGAGGCAGCTACAGATGTGGAGCGTTAAACACTCTACGACTAAGGCTAACTTCACGAGTTCAGTCCCTATGAACATGGTGCATGATCAAAACACTGCTTCTCTAGAAATGGAACGGATACCAGGGGGTATTAGAGGCCTTTTTGACCTCATGGTTAAGGAAATACATGATCGGTTTGATTACCATCAACGCAACTTCCAGGACATTTGGGTTCAGTCAGTTTCTCGTAAGAGAATTGAATGCACACCATCAATCATTAATGCACAAGCGTGGGAGGTCTATGTTAACGACATTGACCTCCCCTCTAGTGATCTTGATTGGTCCTTGGACTTGCAATTTCCTTCCCGACCCCCCTCAAAGAGTCCCGTGGTAAAGGCAGTCGCGTTATCCGAACCCCTTAAGGTTCGGATGATTACGGCTGCTGAGGCTCGAACAAAAGTCCTACAACCCCTACAAAGGGCATTGAGAACATATTTGGAAGAGCAACCACAATTTTGTCTGACGGGGGGAGCCAAGGCTCCCTGGTCAGAGCATGAATCTTTTGAGGAGGATACCTTACCCTGGATTTACCGGATCGAGACAATGATTAAGGAGATACAATCCCGTACACCAGAGAATAGTCTTTGGTTGTCAGGTGATTATACAGCAGCAACTGATAACTTTCCCATGGCGGTTACCGAGGCCCTCATTCAGGGCATTCTTTCGGAGATCGACCATGAGCCCACTCGAGAGTGGGTTCGATGGGAATGTTCGAGTCACGAGATCCTTTACCCCGATGGGGTCAAGGGGTTTCAGACCTCGGGACAGTTGATGGGATCTCTTTTGAGTTTCCCACTGTTGTGCTTTCTTAATGATTATATTGTCTCTTATTCAGGATTCAAGAAGTATTCCTATCTAATCAATGGTGACGATGTTGTCGCCAGAGGTGGGCAGGAGGAGATTGACACATGGAGAGCTCAGGCTCCCCAAGTCGGTCTCAGCCTTTCCTTAGGAAAGAATTTCATTGATCCTGATTTTTGTACTGTGAATTCACAGCTCTTTTACAAAGGGGATGTTCTCCACACGGGTAAGGTTTCATGCCAAACCCGAGTTGGAACGACACTCTCCTATTGTTTTGAAGAGACTCAGTTCTACTGGGGGACTGGTGATTGGGTTAAGTATGAGTTCCTAAAGAGGAACCTACCTGCCCTTCGCGAGACCCCACGATCCCTCCATCTTTCAAAGAAACATGGAGGACTAGGACTGGTGGATTCGATTGACAGTACAAGTATCCGGTATGATCACTCGTTAATGAAG